GTGAGAGAATATCCTTGCAAGAACAGAAAAAACTAATCTGTCAATCGACCTAATCCTTTTTTAAATCTTCCCTATCGTGAACCCAATGGCAAGCAAGCAGAACCCACAAGTTATTAGTGAAGAGGCCGTGGCTTCATTGGACAACAATGTGAGTGGAAGATCCTTCTCAATGGGAGTATCTAAGATGATGTCATCTCTTTCGAGAGCGTCCTGGGCAGATTCGGTCGAAGAAGAACTCCCGAAGTCTCCTGATTCTACAGCAAAACTAACTACCATCGGGAGTGCGAAACTCGCAAGCACTTCACCTGCTAGGATTGACTCTCAAAGTCGATCTGATGCCCCAGAGAGTGAGTCGGAGGATGAGTTCCAAGAGTCTCCTGTCATTAAAAAGGAGGGATCTCAACTTGCCGCTGAAGAATCCGAAGTGGAGTTCAACCCGGGTCCGGTTGTCAAAGGCAGCGCTCCCAAGCAGGCCGTAGGCATCCTGGGAGTTAGGGGCAACCAACGTGAGATATTGAATCCTACTGCACAGAAGATCACTGATGAACAGCTTGCAGGAACAACAATGAAGATCACACTCGATAAGCTCCAACAAGTTGTGGAGGCTCAGGACAACGTGATCAAGATACTCTTACAGCGCTTGGATGCCAGTGATACTAAAATAGCCAATTTGCTTGCTACTATCAATTCCTTAAAGGTTGTGGCTGAGGACGTCAGCTCCCGGGTCAAATCAATCGACGCTGATGCTCTCGATGTGTTGAATCAGGCTGCTAAGATAGTGCGAGATAATCGAGTTCCAGATGCTCCAATTGCCAAGATAGAGCAGGAACTCGAGAGGACTCAAGACTCAGTTGCAAAAGCTGCCGAGCGAGCTCCCATTCAATCTCCGAAGATCAAAGCGTCCAAGGGAGCAAGAAGATTGAAACTGTCATTTGAATGAGCTTTTAGTTTGATGACCATCGACGAGTTGACAATTGGAACTTGGGATATCTTAACGTCAAGAGATTTAAGAAAAACCGATCAAGAACAGACAACAACTTTAGTCTCGTATCAACAACACTCTATCATAATCTCTTACACATTTCTAACAATCGTCTATCATGGCTGTCCACTCTCGAGCACAAGTCCTAGGACTAGCTTCTGCTTCTCTCTTCCGATCTTCTAATAAAGCGGTCGAGGTCGCCTCTCTATCCGAGACTATCAACTACATCAAGATCAGTTTCGGTGAAGTCGGTCCGAAGGATGAAGCAAAATTGAGAGCTTTTGTCACTGCGCTTCTTATTGAAGCTTATCAATCCACAGAGATGAAGTCTGCTCCGGACATGATATCCTATGTTCTGACTGGAACAGAGCTTATCTTTCCTGGAACGGTCGATCGACTCCAGAGAGATCAAGCTGGTCAGTTCAACCGTATCTCGGTTCAAGTCGATGGTCCGGGGATTCTTGATAGAATGACCAATGAACCTGGAGCTGCTGAGACAACCACTTCATCAGAGAATATCATCGATTTGATGGTTGTCGACTTGGAAGAGGATGCTACTCTCTGGGGAGTTGGGATAGTTGAGGTCGCTGCGCGCTGGGGGATCGAGATGTTTCCGATTGGCAAGAATGTCTCACTTGAGAACATTACTGCATTCCGCCATAATCGTGTACTGGCCATTAAGAATGCTTTAATTCTTCCCGATGATTATCCTATCTTTCGAGAGAGTCTCTTGCCAGTCTTTGCAACCTTGAAGGGAATCGAACGATCGTTCAACGCATACAAGTCGATTAGAAAGCACCTTGCTACAAGGTGGGCTATCTCTGTCAACCAAGGCAGTACCACCCGAGAGCTTGATGCTTTCCTCATGACATTCCGACTTACCGATGGCTATGGATTGGGTGCTCCCATGTTTATCGCGGAGCTCCTTTCTGCATATCCTGAACTACAGGGATTTGCAGAGCTTTCTCCTGCCATCAATAGCTTCATCGACGCAATGGGGGCATTCATGGAAGAAGATGAGAACTTGAGAGGATTTGTCAAAGTGAGATACGGATCTCAGCATCGACTTTTCTCTTCTACCACAAGGGGAGCACTTCTTGCTCTGGCTGTCTGCTTCAAGAAGCAAACTGAGGCTACAGCTGGAAACTTCATCGACACCAGCCCTTTCTCAGATGTACTTGCTAGGGCTAATGCTTACCTTCAGTCCAAGGGCAGACCTGTCATCTCTGGAATTGGTGGTCGACAGGAAGCTGCTCTCCAATAGACGTTGTTCTCGCTCGTCGTAAACCTGATTTCTCAATTGTCGTGTCTCTGCCCATTCATTGTTGATTTATGCACCTACGTGAGATTTAAGAAAAACCGAGTAAGAACAGAGTCAATTAAGAGCAGAACTTCATGTCTCGGTTACGTCTTCCGCAATCTTTCTCAGGTCCCGTGTGGACATTTTCTATCTTAGGCGTGATAGTGTCAAAACGTCCGGAAATCTTGCTACAGACCCGTCTAGCTGCCCTTCGAACTCTCATCCTTGTTTCTAGGAGCACATCACTCAGCACTCGAGTGTCCATGCTCAGGCTTCCTATAGAAGTTATAGCTCCGTTCTCCCCTGAGATGACAGCTGTCCATGAATTCTGTGAGCAATTACCCGATCACATTAGTGTTTCCGACCTGAACCGCGTCATTGATATCGGATTGGCGGGATTGACAGTGGCTCCGTCAACACTTGCTACGTATATTGCTGTAGCATCAGTGAGCGAGCATCTCTCATGTGAGGCAAAAGTCCTTACCGCAAGTTTGGGAATTGGAGAATTACCACGGTCCCGGAGGAGAGAGATTCGCTTTGAAGTTGTGAGAATCCTCAATGAGTCTGATGTCACTTTAAGAGACAAAGTGAAGTTGATCCAACAGGATATCCTCTCGTCCTCAATTCCATCTGCTACTGAGTAGATTTAAGAAAAACCAGGCAAGATCAGAACTAAATTAAATTATCACCATGGAGTTCGACGATGACTTCGACACTGTATACATGAACAGGGTCAAGACTTTTGGTGACATTCTTGACAGTCCGATATTAACAACGATAAAAAGAGATATATTCAATAGTCTGTCGTTAGCTAGAGGCCTTTCGGCACCCATTTCCAAAACTTACTCTCAGGATGGTTCTGCAAGTGGGCGATTAATCGAGTTAGCACTGATCAAAGCGTTATGTCAAAAACAAGGTGTCCATCGACTAGGTCACCTCGATAGGTCTTGCGTGTCCTTAGCATGCCGCATCGTGAAAGAACAAGCCCCTGTTATTGATTTAGACGTTGCAACACGATTTCAGATCCTTAATGCCCTGACCGAGTCCTCAAACCCGTCTTTCTCTGACCCGAAAAAAGCAGTTTTCGAAGCGGGTAGGCTCTACGACACTGTTCGAGACGGAATAGGAATTCAACTGAATTCTAACGCAACTCCGCTTATGAAACGGAAGGGTCCTCGTCTCGAGCCACTCGAAATATACTCAAGATACTCAAGAGCTGACCAACTTCTTGAGATGATCATTCATAACCGTCAAGAGCAAGGGCTTCAGAACCGACAGGGATCAATTAACTGCATCGTTCATCATGATTGGCTATCACAAATCTGGATTGAGGGGGACGTAGTTCTATTCAAAACAGAGGGAGCTCTATACTCAACATCATGGGATGATTTTCTGTGCATCAGATCAATGGCTATTTACCGGAGGAACTCCTTCTTACTTATAGCAATCGATCACTCAATACCCGCCACGGCTACTTCCAGCCTCTTAAAACTCCTTCAGTGGCAGGAGCACTGTATCTTCTCTTACGGAAACCCAGGATATGAACTGGCCAAAGCTGTTGAGTCAGTTTTTAAGGCAAGACTGATGCAGCTTGGAGATGGACAGTGTGTAGGTGATGCTTTCGAACTTATGATAGTCAAACAGATGGAAAAAGAAGCTAAATTGACTAGAGACAAGACATCGCCCCTTGTCGAGAGGTTGCGAGACTTGGCATTATCTGTCAAATTGCCAAGGGAGGCTGCTGAATTGTTTGGTTGTCTCAAGTTCTCGGGACATCCTCACATAGACCCGGAAATTGCGTCACAATCTGCTCGATCTCATGGTACAGCAAAAGGAAATCCCGGGTTTGGTGAGACAATGCGAATGAGAGCAGAGTTCTGTGACATGTTACTAAAGGGCTATATCAAGAAGCATGCTCGTTGGCCACCATTGATTCACTCTCCAGGCCGAAAGACAAAGCTTCAAAGGCTTCACGAGAAGAGAGTATTAGTGTTCGGACCACATGATTATGATTACCAAGATTGGTATTACTCAGCTTGGCCTAAACTCCTCGATTTTGACTACAACATCGATTACCTAGACATGATGGATGATAAGTCGACTGGCCTTGATCCTCAAGATGCGTGGAAAGCTTGGGATAGTTGCAAGAGAGATGCTCCCTCGTTGGCGCATATTCCGAACGAGAGGTCTAAGAAGCTGATCATTAGGATCCTTAGCATGAAAGAGTTTGATCCCAAGGCTATCTGTGAACAGATACGGGTATTAAATATGTCATTAGCAGATATTTCTATGTCCCTCTACCCAAAAGAACGAGAGTTCAAGCTTGAGGCTCGATTGTTCGTCATGCTAGAATTCTCAGTGAGAGTTTTTCTGACATTGGCTGAGAAGAATTTCAAGCGCCTTCTGAAGGACTATCTTCCTGACCAGTCGATGACGAAAGGTCGAAAGGGCACGATGCAGCATCTAGAAGGGATGGCTGCACGGCAATCAAATCCTGACATTGACACTGTCTTCATAGAAGTCGATCTCTCTCGATGGAATCTCTTATGGCGAGGTGTTGTAGTGGATCCGGTCAGTAACATCGCAGATTCTATCTTTGGGCTTCCAGGAGCGTTCTCTAAAGGTCACGAAATATTCGAGAACTCTACAGTTGTCGTGCGAGTATCCACTGAGACACCAGATGGGGTGGTTCCAGGAAGCTTCCCCCGAGAATGGCCAGAAAGCAAGTACGTTTGGAGGAATCATTTAGGGGGATTCGAAGGAATCATGCAAGCACAATGGACTGCTTGCACTCAAGCAGAGATCAAAGCTGTCATGAGAGATTTGGACGTGGTGTCTTATAAACTGCTGGGGCAAGGAGACAATCAGATCTTAGAGGTGTCTTACAACAGAGACTATAACAAGAATCAAATGGTCCAAGCGCTTGAAGTTTCAGCTCGGTGCACAGAGGAGTTGAGCAGACGGTTTTCTCGGCTCAATCAAGTCATTAAGCCAGATGAGTGCTTGGCATCTCGATCCACTGTCACTTATAGCAAGATTTGCTGGCAGGATGGAGTATTGATACCCACTACTCTGAAACATGCAGCGACAGTGGCTCCGGTTGGTACCTCTAATATTCCGGGCCTAGTTGTTGGTCTTTCAGCGATCAGTTCGGGATGCAGAGCGTCCGCGGACGCTTTTATTGACCCGTCGATGGGTTATTTGTACTTCTTGATACTGTTTAGAGAATACCTCCCTAGAGCATCCCGAACACTTCCAAGCAAGCAGCTCCTCAACTACACCTGGAGTCAGGATCAATTGGACAGTGCTAGTACCATTCCTGGAGATCTTGGAGGCCTTCCAATACAGATACCAACAGATTTCTGCTTTGGAGGCACTTCGGACAGATTGAGCTCCTCAGTTGCTGCACTTGTCTGCCTGTCTCATGTGAACAGGAACTCGCAGCAATACCTCGGCTACTTGGAAACATCACTACCCTGGAAACCTGACCCTGATCCTGCAACTCTTCTTGAAGATCCCTTCTCTGTCCCTATACTCCCCAGTGTTGGAGCTGATGTTCAAGTAGATCAAGCTATCAAAACTGTAGTTCCATCTATCACTCAGAACATAGACCTTAAACAGATCATGTCCACTTCAGTGGACGAGTTCGGAAAATCTCTGTCATCTTTTTTAACACGACTCAAACCATTTTACCCGCTACTAATGGCAGATCTTGTTGAGTTGTCAGTGATCGGAGTCAAGAAGAAAGTTTTCAAGAAATTCACTGGGACGCGGACCATACAGCAGCTCGTTCGGAATAATGCTCCGATCAATTATGGCCATGCTGTTATTTACGCTGACTATAAGAGGGTAACAAGATTAAGGACATTCATGTCACAATCCTCCGAAGCGGGCCTGACTGGATCCTTCCCCTCTCGTAGTATTTTCTCAAGAGTAGTGAAATACCGAGAAAGATGGTTTCCGGATGGCTCTAACAAGCTGGAAGGAGTAACAGTGCTTCATCCTCTAGAGGCAATCGCGGATTCGGGACTCAAACTGCAAAGTCCGGACTACATAGAGTTCACTAGTCATGTTCCATGGGGCGCCATGATGAGTACGAAAGGACCTCATCCGGGACGATGGGGGGATAAGACCTGGGAGCATCGTAGAGTAACTGGAGTCGAGGTCATAGGGACACAGAAAGCTGCACTTGCTGCCAAGAGATTGCTTATGATGGAATCACAATTAACAGCTGGTGGAGAACTCAAGAAGGCAATACGAGGTGTTCTCCGACAAAGGACTACAGTCGATGAGCGTGACCTCGAGATATTCATGCCGACTGTGATTGGGGGAGTGGCTGCTCACCGGTGGGACAGCACAGTTGAGGAAAAGGCCTTCGCTTGGCTCGGACCTATCTCCTTGACACAGCACTCCACTGTTCAAACGGATTCGATGAGCAGCTTGAGCGGAGGAGTCAAGGACTATTCGTTCTGTTTTCAGGAGCATTCATTCTTCGGCCTTCAGTGTATGCGAGCAAGTCCGGATGCCTTCAATGGAAATCCCACTTTGCGCCTTCATTACGACATCTCTCCTGAGATGTTAATCACAAGTGTTCCAGTAACCGCAGAGGGGAAAGCTCCTGAACTCTCCTTGGCTCGAGATCTGCAGAAGAATCCACTCGTCTGTGCCAGCAACATTCTATATCAGGCGCTTAGTGACGAAATGCCAGCAACTATAGCTCCAATATGGCAAACCCCTCCATCATGCTCTACAGAAGTTGGGATCCGGTTGATGATTCATCATTTTCTAGATCAGCTTGAAAACCCTGTTTTGTCGGAAGCGGCAGTAGATGCTAAAGACGCTCCATCGGGGTTGTCACTCGATGTGGGGAGCCTGATTGGCGTAGGGCTTCAGCCTATGATGGTGGCTGCTGGAAGGGCTGTGTTCCTTCGGTCCATAGAGATGTCACTATCAGAAACGGGTCTGATGGACAGAGTGATACTCTCAGCTTACATTGATGCTCTTTCAGGAGTTGCTGCTCTTCCGTTAGCCCGATTTGCTAACAACCCTCAAGTCCGCCAACAAGCGTGGGTTCAGGCATCAGGAGTGCTTATAGCTCCCGGGAGACACGGCAGTTCTGTGCTCAAATCACGATTGTCCTCCTATATCAGAGACGAAGCTCATAGGTGCTACAGAGACATTCGCAACCTTAGCAATTCTCGAATGATCTTGTCCTCGTATGCAGAGCGGGCTACTCCGTCCAGAGTATTGGGATGCTATGTAGCATGCTCAATAGTGCTGCTGGGCCTTCGGGGTTCTGTTGACGACTGTAGGAAGATTTACCGGAGGCATTTGAATGGCCTAAGAAACCTAGTTAGAGAAACAGATAGGATTACGCACCACGTCACGATCTTGAATCTCTTATCTAACCCAGAGTTTGAGGAGTCATCTGTCTTAGCAACGGAGATCTTAGAAGGGCGGGTCTTGACACGAACTGCGATGAGTTTTGAAGACAGTAAACGATACTTACGTACAGGGCCAAGATCAAATGCATCTCAGAGACTCATAACCTCTCCTTCTCCGCCCACCATAGTTGCCTGGCAGATAGGAGTGGCTGGAGAGTTCCCATTATCTAGCCCGGTGTCAAAGCCCCTTCTAACTCTCGATAGACGGTCTGATAGCTTGCGCTTAGTAAGCAGGAATCTAGGATGGAGCATAGGAGGGTCTTCAATTTCTAGACTAAGTTACCGGATTCTTTCAGTGATCAGCAGTGCTCTAAGACAAGGTCCTGTCTTATGTGTTGGAGTCGGGAATGGGGCAATGGCGAGGGATGCTTTCGCTCTCGGGGCTACTTGCGTTATTGGAGTAGATCTTCTTTCAGATCTACCATCAGTGAGCTCCTTAGGAACAGGATATCTTCCCCCAGAGATCCCGGTAGTAGATCCAACCCTTAACTGGAGATGGGCAAAAGGAGTGTTCAATCATGGGGGCGACTGGTTCGATGAGAAAGTCCACTCTGACGTGCTATCTGAACAGCCCGGCGTTATCTGCATTGACATTCAACCAGGGCGAAGGATGATATGGGAGGACATTCTACCAATCTTAAAGAGCATGATAAGGACTATCGTGGTGACAAGACGCGAACTCACGCCTCCAGAAGCTTCACTGTTTTATCAAGAGTGTAGGGGTACATTCTCGTCGTTTTGTATGTTCAAATCTACTATAAATGAAACTGAGTACTGGCTATTAGCTCGAACGTCCGGATGTCAATCAGTAAGCCGACCCACCAGTGCTGTTGAACCAGTCTTTCTTCGATTAGACCCTCTCGATTCCCCTCCGTTGGATTCTCCATTTTATCCTAATCAGTTTGAATTGAATCGGACAACTCTAGTGAAGGGAAGAGTGCCTCCAGGAGTTAGTCTTGGGGTGGCTAAAGATTACTTGTTGACCTTTGTGGATTGGAGTATGTCAAAGAGGAGTCATAGGCGTGGAAGAGAAGTGACAGAAGATATTGTGCTAGCTCTATACTTACTGAGTAGGCTTAACTCTATGTTCGAACACGGTCCGCTTACTAAAGAAGAACTAACAGAGCAGTTAGCTGACTTAGCCCAAAGCTCAGCTCCGCTAGAAATTCAAGGACATCAAGTGCCAGCGGTCCGGCAAGCAGCGATATTCAACATGGCGTCCAGGGTTCTTCCACGACTCATGAGAGAGAGTCGGAACAGATGGTCTTTGCAACTGTGAGCATTTAAGAAAAACCATGTAAGATCAGATCATGTCGCCATCATACAAGGAGAAATTGTCCTTAGCTGAAACGAAGCTTAGAATGCTCATCGAGGGAGGTGTTCTCGAGAGTTTAGAAAAAGCAAAAATAGCATTCGTACATGCAACAGTACAAGCCAAGACACAGTCCTTATTGAATAGAATCAAAGATGTAGCAGAGATTCACTCTCTTCATGCACCTCCGAGCACTCCTCAACTACCTTTTGAAGCTGAATGGATGACTGTGTCCTCTCAGGCAATCAATGCAATAGAAACAGCCGAACTATTAGTAGCCCAGTTGAGTGATCAGCTGATTTCGGAAAAGGCCAAGACTCGGCCTCCACGGAGCAGTGGATCGCTTGATACGATCCTGAAACAAATCCAGATGATAGAAGATTCAGCAAACTCACCTCCATCAAACGATTGCCTTGACGAGTCGCATTTATCTGCCATGGGAGATACTTTCAAGAAACTGACTAAGCAGACATAGAATTAAGGATTTTGGTTCGTGATTTAAGAAAAACTGGGCTCGAGGTGTCTGCCTATTCGGAGTTCGGTGATCAAACTAGCAACCGGGACCAGCATAGACAGCCAGCCGGGTCGCATTGAAGTCTGGTTAATCTAGATTCGGCTCTGCACCCCCTTCCGGAGGTGGCTCGAAATGAAGGACGCGGAGGAACTTTA